GCTGTTGGTCTTTACATCTTGTTCTGAGTGAGGGTCGTCAATAACAAACAAATCAGCACCACGTCCAGCCAAAGCACCACCCACGCCAGCAGCATAATATTGCCCTCCTGCAGAAGTTGACCACTTACCAGCGGCTTTTTGATCGTCCGCAACCATTGTTTCAGGAAAAATTTCACGGTACTCATCCGAATCAATCAAGTTACGAATGCGCCGCCCAAAGTCTTCAGATAGACCCGCAGTGTGCGTGCCCATGATGATCTTCTTATTAGGGTATTTACCTAGAAAGTATGCAGGGAACAGGTAGGACGAGAACTCAGACTTACCCATACGAGGTGCAATGTTAATAATCACCCGCTTTTTGCGGCCCTCTACCACGTCCGTGAATATCTTTGCCAGTTTTCTGTGGTGCGGACCTATCTTAAAGCCGGGGTACACGGCAGATGCAAAGCCCAGCATATTTGTTTTGGCCGCCTGAAGCTTGGCGCGTGACTCACGCATATCTAGATCCGCAAACAGTTCTAGCTTTTCCTGTTTGGTCATGTGCGGAAGCGCTCTGGCCATGGCTTCCAGTTCCACTTTACTGAGCGTCGTGAAGGTTTCAGGCTTCATCCGCATCCTCTGCATCTTCTTTAGGGCTCTCGTCTGATATCTCAGAGATATCAGTCACATCAATTACACCCATGAATTTATTGAGTTTGTCTTTGATGCGGCTCTCAAGTTCTATGTCAGACATCTCTGTCTTCTTAACCTCGACACGTTCAGTAAACAGCGCAACTTCAGTCACCTTACCCAACATGTCTAGCGCTTTGAGCCGTATGCGGGCGTCGGGGTGTGCAACTTCTTCCAGTATCTTGGCTACTGCAAAACCCCTGAGCTCCTTGGCCTGCTCCACAAACGCCCAGTCATAGGCCGTCAACATCCCAACTAAATGCTGCACTGCGGCAGGGGTCTTTACATTAGCTAGCGCTTGTTGTGTATTTACTACAGGCTGACCTGAAACAATTGTAGCAAACGATTTCCGCGCTGCCTCTGCCTGCGCCTTGTTCTCTATCTCTTCATCATCAAGCCCAAGATCTTTCAGCCACTCAGCGGTCTTTACCTTGGCGTCGATGATTGCAGCTGGCTCCGCCTTTTCAAAAGACAATACAGCGGCCTCAGTGGCATCAACCACCTCTGGTGAAAACTCGCCGTTAATCAAATGTTCTAGCATTGCGTAGGGATAGCACTGGCGTTGTGCTTGTGGCCTCGTTGACAACAGTATACAATTGTTTTCGGCAATGGTGCAACTCTTCGTTCATCTTTGCTTCTCCTTGAGGGTTAGTCCTCCTTGTAGCCCCGAATCGAAAGGTTCGGGGCTCTTTTTTATTGTGCATGTCAAACGTTTGACATTGGTGTTTTTAAATTTTTATAGTGGGGTGGGGGGTCTGGTTTTGGCGTTGCGGGTTTTGGTTTTTATTTTGAGGGGGTGGGGGTCAAGTTTTGGGAAATTTGGATTGCGGCTATGGAACAGTGTTTATACGCGCACAGTGGGTGGGGCTCAATAGGGGGGGATGGGGGATGGGTGGGGTCAAGCACAGGGCAAAACAGCATAGGCCAAACCGAGTACCTGAAGGGGGTTACGGATAATAGAGTTGTCGGTTAGGGATTGGCTCTAGCAGACACGGGGACATCTGTCTCTGTTCTTTAATTTAACCTCAAGGAAATCAAATGACTTTATCAACACACATCAACAACGCATTGGCATCAGCTCAGTCTTACGCAAAGGCAATCGAGGCCGCACGCAAAGACGCCAAGGGCATGACACGTGACGCTGTACGCACAGCCATCTTGCCCACAGTGGCGGGCTTCTACGGCGTAGCGGTCAAGGCGGGCGAGGGCAAGGCCGAGGGCACAAAGGTGCTTGACAAGGATGCACCAAAGTATGAGACGGCACGCAAGGCACTTCAGAGATTATTGAACGATGTATGCGGTACTCAATCATCAAGCAAGAAGGAAGTCGTGGCCGCACCAAAGGCATTGGCCAAGCGATTGGCCGCAGAGATTATTGAAGCTGGCGTGACGAAGGCCGAGTTTGACGCCTTGATCGCCGAGTTGCGTGCTTCTGTGTCATTCAAATAATCTTCGGGGACGCTTGTCCCTGTTCGTTCAAGGCGGTGTGAGCGTGAGGCTCGCCCGCTGTTTCGTTTCTTGTCCAATCAAAAATCTCAAAGGATCAATAATCATGTCAAACACTCAACACACCACTCTCGCCGCCATCATAAGCACCATACTCGCCGCACTTCTACTCTACGTGGGATGGGATGGCGATGGCTTCTACTTGCGTCAGCTCGCTCTCATACTGGCAGGGGTTGTCATCACCCTTGTTGTGGGCCTCGTCATTCACAGCGGAGAATAATCATGCGTAACCTCATTCAACCCACAGTCAAAGAACTCGGCATCGTCACCATCCGTGGGCGTGACTATCACATGCAGACAATCAGCTACGGCTCACGCTATCAAGTGCACATCTTCCGCAAGGGAGCCCTGCATCTTCGAGGCATGACCTTCAACACCCAACAGGCGTACGAGCAATGGAAGAACGGCATGCACCAGCTTGATCTGTTCTGCTGAACAGGGACAAATGTCCCCTTTGTGGTGCTTCAAGATTATTGAAGTTGCCAAATAGCGATTTACCAGATGTCCGTGTGTACAGCGAGGTAGACAAGTTCAAGGCCACCCCGCAAGCCGCACCAATGCTGGCGCCCCTTAATTTGCGTCATATATATATATCTTTTTATTTATTTATATATATATAGGAGAGTATCCAAGGGTGTGTGTATTTTCCCGCATCCATGCCAGCACGTTTTTCCAAGCTGGCTTTAGTTTTCCACAGAAAGGGCATATACTATGGACGCATTTGCCGCAACGCTAGTATTCACGTGGCTTCCGAGGTGGCCTGAAAGTTGTCTACCTTGCCGTACACTTGGACATCTGGTAAAATCAAAACTGAAAGGTTAAATAATCATGTACGAAAGTTATCTTAAATTAACCGCCAATGATCTGCACTCAAGATTATTGAAGCGCAACCTACACCCCAAAGAGATGCAACGCATCAAAGACGAGGTGGCCGAGCTCAAGGAGCAGCAACGCACTGATCGCATCAGGCGTAAAAAATACAAAGCTCTTTGGTCAGACTTCATCAAGCCCCTGCGTTACGAGATCAATAATGCAAAAGCAGGGCGAAGGTATGACGCTGACAATCAAGAGCGGGTTGAAGTGTTCGATGCTTACATCACTGTGATGGAAAGATTATTGAAGCGCATGGAAGTCTATGCCACCTCTCTCGAGGTCACGCCCATCAGGTTAGCCAAGGAGAAGAACGCATCGGGCAAGGGCTCGCCCATCACAAACAACGGAGCGCATTGGTCAGACTGGGTGCCTGCTCGAATAAAACAACCGATAGCTGACGCCTTCTTTGACCTACCCCATAAACCCAAGGCCAAGCGCAAGGTTCCCTTCGAGTACAAAATGCCGCCCGAACTATTCGAACAGCACAAAGAAAGATTATTGAAGGCCACGCTAAAGGAACAGCAGAACATCGAGCGCAGGCTACTGCTCAACCCCGACGATGAGGATATGCAACTGAAGCTACCCCAAGTCAAGCGTGCCGTGCGTGCCATACAAGACGCAACAACCAACGAACACCTCCCCTACACATGGCATGGGCTGATAACAGACGAGGAGGAGTGAGGGCGACCAATGTCGCTCTTTAACGGGGACACATGTCCCCTTCGGGTATTCCCGCCACGCAGTAGGTCAAAGCTGTTGACCCTGCGCCTACTAAATTTTTAACCACAAGGAGAAAGCAAAATGACTACGACAAACAACACATACGACTGGCAAGACATGGCGTCCATCATGGCACAAGCGGTTCAGGCAATACGCCGTGTCGATGGGGTGCTCAGCCGCCAATGGTATGACACAAACGATGAGGACTTGATGGCGGTAATCAGCGCCAAGCGTGAGGCAAGGTACTGGATCATTCGTGAGTTCGACAAGTACCCAGTGCATCCCATCATCGATGCGGCCATCAAGCTCGTGCGTCCCAACAACTGGCAGCTTCTACTGCTTGAGCATCCGCACATATCCGAGGGTGACCGCACTCGCATAGCCTACACACAGAACGAGGCCAAGGGTCGCAAGGACATACAGACTGTGACATCTGTGGGCAAGTACCTCAACCGCCACTTCGATCTGCCTGACCACACCATTCGTGATCTCGTGGCTCGCTACGGCTCCGCCGCTCGCTTCCAGTTCGTGTACACCACAGCCGAGATGATTGACCATCTACACAAGGGCCCAGGTTCTTGCATGGTGTGGCGTGAGGACAGGGGCATCAGATGCCGTGATGGTGTGACTCGTCACCCCTATGAGGCATACGACCCCAAGTATGGCTGGCATATGGCTGTTCGTATTGCGGGCGATGACACCATTGGCCGTGCGCTGTGTATGACCCAGCCAACGGACGGCAAGAAGTACTACGTCAGGACATACGCTCGGCCTTCCAACAACGGCGGGTACAGCGAGACAGACAACGCCATGGAGCACTGGCTCACCGAGCAGGGCTACGTCAAGGAGAGCTACTGGGAGGACGGCGAGCGGCTGGCATACTACGAGACACGCGACAGCTTCCTTGCACCATACCTTGACGGCGGGGAGAAGAAGGTCAGCATCAACACCGATGTGCCCGATGCGCCGTGTTTCGTAGTTGACAGCGATGGCGAGTACGAGTGCGATCAGACGGGCGGCTGTCCCACGGACAGGACGGGTGACTACTTCGAGTGCGAGGACTGCGGTGACGAGTGCAGTCAAGACGATGGCTACTGGGTTGGACGCAATGAAGATACGCAAGTGTGCGAGAGTTGCCAAAGCAACAACTACATGTATGTGTACGGCAGGCGTGGCAATCAGTACTATCTGCACGAGGACATTGCGGTGTATGTGGACTCGTGCTCTGAGTGGTATGACGTTGAACACCTTGGCTGTAACGAGATCGTGGAGCTTGAGAACGGCGAGTACGAGCAGATGGAGAACGCCGTAGAGATCAATGACGAGTGGTATCACATCGAGGATGAGCGCATCTGCCGCACCGAGGACACCGATGAGTTCTTAATGTGTGACGATGGCTGTTGGCAGTGCGATGAGTCAGGCAACTGGTACACCGACAGCATTGACTTCGTTGAGGTAGACGGCAATAAGTATCACCCTGACCATGCCCCTGCTACTGACGAGGATGAGGACGATGACAGTGATGGCGATACTGCCGTAGCTGTTGCCCCTGTCGTTACTAAGCCCGAGGCCACGATGCTGACGATGGACATGCTGTCTGAGGTATCGCTAGTCGAGGACTACACCATCTCGGGTGACTTCATTCGCTTCAGCATGACGATACTGCACGACGGCGTTAAGCTGTTCGGCCATCGGGATGTCCCTTCAAGTCACATTGCTGTCTTCGGCATCGACCACACACGCATCCAGATGCGGAAGATCATCAGCACAGAGCTGATGTGGATGGCCACACTCAACGCTAACAAAACAATCTAAGGAAACAATCATGACTAAACGCACACAACAACCAATCATCTTTCGCACACTTGAACGCGCACTCTCACACAAACGTCCACACGACACCTTCGAGACAGCGGTCTTCACAACGTGGCTATTCGAGAACCTACCCGCTGAGCTCAAGTCATTCTGTCATGTCGATGGGGCAGGCAACTTGCACGTGGACAACCGAGTCAAGGGTAGCAAGACACTGTTCATCGCTCACGTGGATACAGTACACAAGGACACGGGCGTCAACAAAATCAAGAAGACGCAGACCCACTGGTATGCAGACGGCGCCCCTCTCGGCGCTGACGATGGTGCGGGCTGTGCCATGCTCATGCACTTGATCCACTCAGGCGTGGCAGGGTATTACATCTTCAGCCAAGGCGAGGAGCGCGGGGGTATCGGTGCCAAGTTCATTGCCAACAACAATGCTGACCTACTCAAGCAGTTCAATCGTGCCATTGCGTTCGACAGGCGGGGTATCGACAGCGTCATCAGCCATCAGGGTATGGGGCGGTGTGCGTCTGACAGCTTCTGCCAGACCCTATCGTCTGCGCTCAACGAGCACAATGACAACCTCATGTATTCCCCTGACGACACAGGTGTGTACACAGATACCGCAGAGTTTACCGATGTCATACCCGAGTGCACCAACATCAGCGTGGGCTACTACAACGAGCATGGTGACCGAGAGAACCTAGACATCGTGCACTTTGCTGCCCTTGCTGTGGCCGCCGCCAAGGTTGACTGGGATGCACTGCCCAC